AAGAACTCGATGCCTTTCGACGCCGGCACCCCTCGGTGGAGATCCCCCCTGCAATCCTCACCGCCCTCGAAACGGTTGTAACGCGACGCATGGTTTGAGATCGGAGATCGCATGGTTTGAGATCAATGTGCCTAAACAGGCTGCATCTGGCCCTATCAAAATGTCTCAGCGAAGGGCAACGCCACGTGACACAGCCCCCTAAACGTGTCGTAACCGTCCGTCAAATCCCGATTATAACGGACCCTCTTCCGGGTCTGGCGACAGGATCGCGTCGGCCCGGGCCTGGCTGACCAGGTCCGCGTCCACTAGGGCGGCAATGCCTCCGGTAATCTCCAGGTCGTCTGCATAGACGACGCGGCTGGTGCGCAGTATATCGAGCCAGTCTTCGATAAGCGGATCTTCTCTGGCTGCGGCCCGAATAGCGATCCGCTCCGCCAAGGTGAACCGCTCCAGGAAATCTCTAGGCGACCATCTTGCGCGGGGCGGTGGCGCTGGTTCGCTCACCACTTTCAGTTCACCTGGCAAAATGTCCGCAGCCGATATGAGTCTATCTAGCTCGTCTCGCAAGATACCTACTCGTGCCAGCGTACGGTCATCGCAATGGTGCAACGTGACGATCGCACGCTCGTAGTCGGTGCCCTCGAGTGCCTGAAGCTGGCGTGTGTTGTCAATCCTCATGATTAAACTCCGAGAGAAGTGAGTAGGTTGTGGCGTATAATGGATTCATGAAAATCAAGGACATCCCCGGATTTGAAGGCCGTTATCAGATCACCGAGAACGGGCGTATTTACAGCCTTCCAAAGACCAGCCGTTTCGGTCGCAATGCCAGCATTACCCGTGGCGGGATCTGGCTTCGACAATATCCAATGAAGCGCGGCCACATGCGTGTCTATCTCTCGGATGGATCGAGAAAGAAACCATTGCTTACCCACCGGCTTGTTGCGCTGGCATTTCTGCCAAATCCAGACGGTTTGCCACAGGTCAACCATCTGGATGGCAATCCAGCCAATAACCACAAAAATAACCTTGAGTGGTGCGATGCCAGCGGTAATGCCAAACACGCCATCTCTACCGGGTTGACAAAAACGCCCGATCAAACCGGCGTTAATAACAGCCAAAGCAAATTGAACGACAGTTCTGTGAGAAAAATTAGGCAGAGGTTTAACGCTGGACAAGCCCGGTCTAAAATCGCCTCTGATCTCGGGCTGAATTACTACACCATTCGAGATGTTGTAAGCGGCAAACGATGGGCTCATATCAAGTAGCCCTATAGTGCGAGCATACGCCCCGCGCCCCGATGCTGCTGCCGGCGGCGGGCGGCGCGACGCTCCAGAGCGAACACCGCGACCCGGCATTGGCACCGTCGCTCCAGGTCCCGCCGAAACGCGCGACATTGTCTACCTCGAACGTCGAGCCGCGCCCCTGCGTGTTGGCGTCCCACGAGCCTACAGGCGCATCGGGGCTCGCACCGCCGAACTCCGCGCCCCATACCCATTGCACGCCGGCCGCCTGGATGACGCCCCACTTGCTGGTGAATTCCTCGTCGGTGTTCGGGTTGCCGGTATTGGTGGTGCCGAGACCCGTGGTGACGGCGTCGTTGCCGCGCGCTTGCGCCTCCGTGACACCGTAGGCGAGCGCGGCAAATTCGTGATACGCGGCCGGGCGCTTGCCGTGGCTCGCGAGCACCTCGGCCATGTTCCACCAGGTCCCGTCGTAGACGGAGCTACCATCCCCGCCGAAGGCGTCGGGGATTTTGGGCTTGCTTGAGTTGTCGGCAATGGTGACGTTGTGCGCCGAAGTGCCGTTGACGTGGTGGTCTGCGCCGAGCAGGTAGATGTCGGCCCAGAACATTCCCGCCACCAGTGTCATGCCGCGCGGGTCGGGGCACGCCGGACGCCAATGCAAATCCCAGAACGAGAACGCGTTGATGGTCGGCGTCGTGTCACCGCCGAGCTGCCCAGTCGCATTGCCGCCCGGCGCGTAGTGAAAGCCGCCCACCTTGCGCGCATCAGCCACCGGCGGCGTATCGTGGTCGTCCGTCGCCTCAAGCTCGCCGTCGGGGTGACACCAGATGGCGTAATCGGTGCCGGCGACGGGTGAGCCCGGCATGGTGATGGAAGTACTGGCTGCAATCGACAATACGCTGCCGTCAACTTCGATTTCCATCGCCTGCGAGGTCTCGGCGGCGAAGGCGCCCGTCTTCGACCAGGCGGCGATCTCGCCGTCTCTCTTGGCGAATAGACTCAGCGCCCCCGAAACGAATTCCGCCCACTCGCCGCCGACAAACTGGTACCGCTTGTCCTCATCCTCGACATAAGTCCACCAGCCATCATTTGGCACGTACAGCTTCCAGGCGCCTTCGACCCGAACCGCGACCTGGTGCTCGTTGGCGTCGCCTGCAGGCACGATGTAGCGATCTCCATCACTTGGCGAACCGGGCAGGCTGGTGGTCCGCGAGATAACTGACAGATGGGTAAGCGCGCCCAGTCCGACCAGGTTATCGTCATTTTCAGCGTGCCATCCGTTGAAGCCGAGCCCCCAGGCATACTTGAGCCAGCTCAGAATCGGGTGTGTTTTAGCCGCCATTCACAATCCCCCGTAATCGTTGCCGTAATGCCGCCCGTAACCGGCCAGGCGCACGCCCTCGCGGCGCTGGAACTGCCAGCTTATGTGCCCGTCGCGCACGCTCTCGATCTCCGACGTGATGAAGCCGAGCGCGTCGCCGTCCGCAAGCTCCTGTGCCTCGTCGTACACGTATACTTCCGCGTCGATGTCGTTCACCGTTCGGCGCAGCGCGTCCGTCACGCCGTCACGCACGCGCACGGTGTACTTGGTACCCGGCTCCGGTCCGATCGGGCCGGCGTCCTGTGTGATGATCGGCCCGGTCTGCAGCGTGCGGTCCCGGCCCGCCCATTCCAGCGTCGGCACGCCGGCGACCTCGACGGGCCAATCCTCCGTATTCACCCGGATCCGCCCCGGCGGATAGGGACGCACGAAGCGCGCGTCGAATACGATCTGGTCAGTCGGTGCGCTGGAGAGGAGCAGCCGGCCGAGCGCGGTGCTGGGCAGCAGGCGCACGTCCACCGCCTCGGTCTCGTTGTACTCGGTCGCCGACACGCTCTCGAAGTTCTGAGCAAAGAAGATGCGCGCGCCGCTGGCGTGCTCTGTCGGCACCGTATCGATCACTGCCCGATCGACGGTGACCGTGCCGGCCGAGATGTCGATATCGGTGACATGCAAAATCTCGTCGCCCAGGTAGGCCAGCGTCCCCGTCTCCACCAGGTCGAGATCCTGCGCGGCCGTCGAGTTGTCGATCGGCAGCACGGTTTGCTGCGGCGCGATGTCGTCGTCAAGCGTCGTCGAAGGCGAGAAATCGCCGAGACCGCCGTCGATCTGGAAGCCGCCGCCGGCATCGACCCACACCTCGTAGTTGAAAGCATCGCTGCTTGGCCTTACGGCGGAAGTCAGCAGAAACCCGGCCGTGTCCTCTATCTCGGCAAGCAGGGACTCGGAGTCGGCGAGCTCGACCGCCACGTGGAGATACGTCGCCTCCACCAGCTTGCGATGCGGTGCCGCCGCCGGCGCGTTCAGCGGCTCCACCCATTCGGTGCTCGTCGGCGCCGCGAATTCGGGCGCCACCACGGCGAAGGCATCCTCCACGGCCGTCACCGTCACCTTGCCGTCGGCGATGGTCCCGTAGTCGACCTCGACGATGCGCACGATCAACTCGGAGACGCCGTAGTCCGGCCACGTAAACTTGCGTACGTCGCCAGGCCGCAAGACCTTCTGGTCGGCCGTCAGCACGAGCTGCAGGCGGGCCAGCGGCGTCGAGAGCTGCCTGAGATCCCGCGCCGCCAGCGTGGTGGCGAGCGACGCCTTGGTCACGCCGGCGTAGTGGATCGTCTCGTTGATCACCTGGCCGCCCTGCTCCTGGAGCACGGCCAGGTTCTGGATCGTGATGCTGCGATCCTTCCACGTCGGGAACCCGCCCTCTCCGTCGACCCAGGTCACCGTCACCTCGTTCACCAGCTCGCCCCATCCGGGCCGCTTGTAGTCGACCACCTGGACCACGTTGCTCTCGTCGAGCACGTCCAGTGTCTCCGGATCGTAGTCGTCGCGCGCCAGTGCCAGCCGCCACCTGCCGGTCTCAGGATCGACGTATGCAGACGCATCGATGTGGCGCAGCACCGTCAGCAGGAAATCCCCCACGTCCTGCTGCGCGTCCCGCCACTCGAAGGACAACCCGAAACCCTCCGCCGCCAGTGTCGTGGCCGCCGCATCGAAGCTCCCGATGTCGATGCGGGTGTCGCCGTACCCCATGCCCCACGTCTGGTGCGTGATCAGCTCGTAGATGATGTGCGCCGGGTTCGCGTCCTCGCCGATCAGTGCGCTGCCGGCGCCCGGCCACCCGCCCGGCGTGCGCCGACCGGTGACGGACCACGGCTTGAACCTTGGCACGGTGCCCAGATAAGGCTGCCGCAATACCAGGGCCAGGATCCCGCGGAACGCCGGCACGTCACCAAGCTGGGCGACCAGGTAAGAGTTCGTTGCCTGCGCCGCTCCGCCCATCTCCACGTCAACCGTGCCCTCGACCCCGCCCTCGCGATCCTCGCCGCCGAACAGCTCCGGCTCGCTGATGCTTATGGCGCCGCCGCTCGATGTGCCCGTCCATGCGGTGCGGTCGCCGACACGAATTTCCGTGATCTGGTCGATAGGACCGTGGCACAGCGCCATCTGCATGCCGATAGAGTACCTGTACCCGACCGTGACCTCGCGGCCGCCGCCCTTACCGCCCATGCTCGTCCTCCGCCAGGTCGGCCAGCGCGATCGCCTGCGGGTCGCCGCTCGCCCTGAGCAGCGCCGCGGGCAGACCTTGTCGCACGAAGTCGCTCCAGTCGAGCCCGTACCGCCTAAGCCAGCGCCGGGCGCCGCGTGAGCACATGTGGAGCGCCCGGACGTGCTCCATTCGCACCATCGCCGGCCGCGCCGCCGCCGTCACTTTTTGCCTCCGCTCGATTTGATGGGCGTGGCCCGTAAGTCTCCGTACCAGACCACGTTCGGCGCTCGCATGTGGCGCCGGCCGAACAGCACAGGGATGGCGCCGCCTTCGTCCGCGGTGGGCACGTCCACCTCGTCCAGCCCGGCCGGCGGTGGCGGATCCGGCGGCCCCGGGCGCAGCAGGTACGACAGGACCAGGTTGATCGCGACGGCGGCGAGAACGTTCCAGACCACGCTAAAACACCGGATCGGCGCCGAAAGGATTGCGCCGCGGTATGTGCAGGAAGCCGCCGTAGTTGGGGTCGTTTATGAACTTTGTCTGACAAGTCGCAAACGAATGGTCGCAGCCGCTGAATGCGGACACGCTGTCGCCGACCTCGGTACCGAGCAGCGGCCTGCCGAGCGTGATCGTGTCGCCCGTATGCTCCACGATGGCGCGCCGCCCCATCCCGTGCTCTACGTAGCCTGCGGTGAATTCTCCGTCCGGCGGCACGTCGAATTCGACCGCGGTCAGGGTGAGGTCAGTGCGCGCCGTCAGCACGGCCTCGGTGCGAAAGTCGCTGCGGTTCAGGGTGCAGCCGGCGTCGTATAGCGCGTGCCGGCAGTGCTTCTGGTAACGCGCGCGCAAGCCCCGTCGCTTGAGAGATGTGGATATCGGCTCGCCCTCGCAGACGGCCTCGCTCCCGCTCCAGGAGACGTTCACGATCCGCCCCAGCCAGATGAGCAGCGTCGCCGAGTCGTCTCGCTGGTAGACTTCCGCCTCCACCATTCCCGCCGGCGGACCGGCCACGAATTGCTGCGCTATTGCGGTATCTCGCGGCAGCCGTATGGAGAGACGCGAGCGCGCCAGCTCATCGCCGCCGCGCACGGGATCCCGCCTCACGTAGCTCGGTTCGTAGGTCTCCGTGAGATGCGTCACCGCCACGGGCGATGTCGTGAGCAGGAAGGACTCGGTGCCGATGGCGAACCTGTACAGCTCGATAATCATGGCTTAACGCCTCGCAGAGGCAGCGTTACGCGCACCATCGAGTCCGTCTTCCAAGCGACTTCCACGCTGTCGACATCGAGCCTCACAAGCTCCAGCCAGCAGACCCGCCTTATATCGGCGATCTGTATCGCAGGCGGGTCCGTGACAAGGACGCGGTCGAGCTGCAGGATCTCGTCTCCGTCTACGATGCTGGCACTGAGCACGCGGGCGAAACGCCAGGTGCCGGAGATCTCCTGCAGCGCGATCACGTCCCGGTTATCCCTGTCGTCGTACCAGGTCGACCAGTCTATCGGGAGAATCGTCAGGACGTCCTCGTCTACCTCGATGGCGTCCACCACTTCCATGTCAACGGACCAGGTGGGGAACCAGAACGCGTTCGCGCGGCCGGCGCGCGCGAGCAGCCATCGCACGAACGCGTCACTCTCCGATCGCGTCCACTTGTTGACCTGCCACTCGTGGCCGTGGATCGGATCGCCGCCAGGATCGTCGACCAGAAGGATCCCGCCAGGCGCGTCGATGCGCTCGCCGTCGCGGCTGTAGCCCGCGGGCGCATCGGTCACGCGGTTCGGTTCCTCGAGGTACACGGGCAGGCCGTCGAAGGTCTCGCTGCCGATCTCCGCCGGCGTATAGGGAGTGCCCGTGTCCACGTCGGCCAGCAATTCCGCCTCTCCGCTCAGAATGCCCGCTGCACGGCGCGCGAACGCCACGCTCTGCGGCAGTCGCATTAGCCGTCCCGGGTACACCTCGGTGCCTGCGGTCCAGCTTTTCTCCAGGGGGTTCGCCAGCACGACGTCTCCCGCGTTCACCGTTTCGATCACAGGTGCCTCTGCGTCGCCATCGCCCAGCAGGACGAGCTGACCGCCCTCGCGCCATTCGCCGACCGTCGTGTCCAGCAACAGAATGGTCTCGCCGGCATTGGCGTCCGCGAGCAGACGCGCGCGGTCCTGCCATCTGGGCACGTTGAACAGCCGCGACTGCCAGCCGGAGAGCATGCGGTCCGCCACCGGTATATCGTCCGTGACGATCCGGAAGAGGACCGCGCGCCGCGGGGTCGAATAGACCTGCCTGCGCGATTCCTGCCCGCCGTGGGCGCGCTGCAGGTCCGTTGTCCACTGCCATCGCTCGATCACGGGATCGCCCCAGTCCGGCCGCAGCGTCCAGATTTGGGAACCCAAACGCTCCCCGATGATCAGCAGCACAGCCGTCGTCGTCGCCTCGAACTCGTAGCGCGCGTCGATGCTGTCCGGTCCGCCGAGAACGATGTCGATGTCGTAGAGTTCCGAGTCTCGCGCGGCGATGGAAAACGGCGGCACCGGGTGATTGACGACGATGCCGCCGTCGTTCACCGCCGCCACCGCCGTCACGTTCTCCGCGGCGTCGCCGGCGTTGTAGAGGCGCACCTGTTCGGTCTGCGGCGTGCGCACCGTGCCGGCGTCCACGGTCGACGGCAACGCGTGCAGCCGCCCGCCCCAGTCCGACTCGAAATACATGGGTACCACCCCGCCGGACTCCATGCGCGAATTGATGGGCACGGGCACCGCGTGGAAGGAGAGCGCGGCGGCAAGCGGATCCGCCGGTATCTCGCCGCGTAGCGCAAACGGCGGAGACGTCTTGATCTCGAATGCGATGTCTCCGCTTACTATCGCCATTACGGCACCAACTTGAACGCCACCTGGTTCGCGTGCTTCCAGGTGTCGGATCCCAGCACGAATTCGGCGCCGTTCGGCATGGTCGGGTCCAGCAGGTGGCGCGCGTCCGGCGCCTGGCCGGAGTAGCTCAGGATATTCTGCGTAGGCGAGCGCTTGAGCCAGGCCATCAACGGAATCATGGCCGTGCGACCGCTCCACTTGGATGCGCCCACGTCCTGCAAAACGCCGCCGAACCAGTCGTGGAAGCAGAACATCATCAGGCCGCCAATGTTGAAGGTCGTGTGCTGCCAGGCGTCGCTCGCCCCGTCGATGTCGGCGTTCACCGCCGTGCCCTTGCCCCGGGTCGAGATGTTGCCTCCGCGGAATAGCTGGTGCCCGCCGTCGTGCGGCTCGATGTCGTTCACCCAGGGCTGCCCGGACTGATAGGCGCCGCCGGTCCAGGAGCCGAACTTCACCAGCCGGCCCATCATCAGCTCGGTCCAGATCTGCGCGTCCCGGCGCGCGAGCACGTGCAGGTAATCGCCGGCGACGTCGGACAGGCACCAGTACTCCGGCACCGCGGTGTTCTGGAAGACGCCCATCAGGGAACTGGCGCCCGAGTCCCCCGGCTGGGCGTCCCACGCCTGTCCCGTGTCGAATCCCCTGGCGCCGCGCAAGCCTATCCCGGGATTGACCCAGCTACCGCCGCCGAGCGGCGTGTTCAGCGGCCACCCTTCCACCATCGAATTGAGGCTGTTGTCCGCCTTCAGCGTCCAGTAATCGCTGCCGGACTGGAGATAGATCTCGTCGGCGGTTTGCTTGTTGATGGTCCAGCCGAGCGTGCCGGAGGCGAAGATCGCGATCTTGTCCAACAGGTCGAAGACGTCGCTGGCGCTGCCGCTCTCGTTGCTCATGCGAGCTCCAGCGCGCAGAAGTTGAACACGTTATTGCGGTACGCATCCTGCGCGACAAGGTGGTCCTGCGCCCCCACCTGGATGATGTCCTCCGTGCCGAGCGAGAATCCCGTCGTGTAGCGCACGCCGTCCAGCTCGCCCAGCGCGCCCGAGATATTCGAATTGAAATTCACGTGCACCACCGCCGGCAGCAGCGGGTAAGTGCCGTAGCTGTCGCGCACGTCGTCCATGATGCTGGTCGCCACCTCCCAGGGCCACACCTTGACGGCGCCGGGGTTGGTGCCGAGATATATCCAGTTGCCTTGCGATATCGACGTGGTCCCGGCGAGCGCCGGCGCCCACAGCGCGCCGCGCAGCTCGTTGCCGGCTGCGGTGATGTCCCAGTACGCGGCCACCGCGGAGGCGGACCAGCGCTCCACCTGCATCGTACCGGAGCCGCCGATCAGCAGCGGATAATCGTACTCTGCGTCGCTCGCATAGCTGTCGATGTAGCCAAGGTAGAGGTGCATGTACACCGTGCTCACCTTCGCCACCATCGCAATCCGTTGCTTGTTCACGATCAGCCAGTAGGTGATCGTATCGTCCCACAGCGGCAGCCAGCGCGAGGGCGATTGCTGCGGCAGAGACGCCCACGCCTCCCCGTTGAAATCGCGCGCGCCCTTTAGCTCCCAGTTGAAGTGGTCGAGATCCGTGTTGCGGTACGTCTTGACGGCGACGATGATGTTCTGATCGTCGCCCAACCCGGGGCCGTCCAGGATCAGCTCGCCGTCCGTATCGGCGAGCGCGTCGTAGGTCTCGCGCTGCACCGTCCAGCCCTCGGTGACGGCGAGCGCCTTCACCTTGTCCAGCAGGTCCAGAAAGTCCGTGGCGTTGCCGTTTTCGTAAGACACTTACGGTCAGCCGATGGTCTTTTTCACGGTGCCTGGGTTGCGGCCGATGACGTTCAGGATCACTTTCTCGCCGGCGGCGGTGTTCATCGCGTCGGCCACCGCCTGCGGATCGATCTGGTTGACGATGCGCAAAGCCACGCGCCCTGCGTCGCCGTCGTTGAATCTGTGCCTCGGATCGTCAGGCGTGATCACCTCCTCGTTCCTCCGCAGCAGGGCCGGGATCTCGTCCGAACCGAAGGAGACCCCGCCGTCGTGGAAGAGCGGCGCGGTGAGCAGCGAGATCGGATCGTCGATTTTCCGCCACGGGCCAGCGCCTTTAATTGCCAGACCGCCCTGGTGCTTAGTCGGCAGGAAAATCGAGCTGAAGAAGGCAGCCACGCCGCTGCCCGCCTTGCCGTCGCCCGAAGGGAACAGCGCCTCCAGGATCTGCGCCGCGGCGGCCTCGGCCACCATGCGCCGGACCACGTCGATGAAGCCGAGCAGCATGCCGTCCAGTCCATCGGCGAACGGATCGAACAGGAAATCGGCGAAAGCGCTCTGCATGTCCCGCGCCGCCTGCACGGCGAACTCCGACATTTCGTCCGTACTCTCCCTGGCCTCCTCGCGCAGCTTCTCAAACTCGGCGACCAGGCGCTCGACCTCGGCGCGTTCCCCGTCGGTCGCCTCCGCCGAGAGCCGGGCCAGCGCGATCTGCTGCTCCCGCTCGACGTTGCCGAGCTGCATGAGACGGATTTCCTCTCGGAGCGACTCGACGAACTCCTCGTCCGATTGCCGCTGCCGCTCGCGTTCGTCCTCGAGCGCCTTGTCCTGGCGTGCCCGCGCCTCGGCCAGCTTTCGTTCCTCGGCGGCCTGCTCGGCCGTCGCCTCTGCAGCGGCCTCCTTTGCCTCGATCTGGGCGACAATCGCCCGCGCCCGCTCGTGTTCCTCCGCCGTCGCGCCGATCTGCTCCAGCTTGTAGCGCACTATCTCGGCCCGGGTGGCCTCCGTCGTCGCCGCCTCGTCGCGCAGGGTCTGGAGTAGCTGTTCGATGGCTTCCCGGCGCTTCCTCGCCGCCTCGGCGGCCTCCGCTTCGCGCCTCACTGCATCCGGGTCAACGGATGGCGGCGCGTCCGCGGCGGCGCCGGGCCCTTGAGGCGTTAGTCCGCGCCCGAACGAGCGCTCTATCTGCCGTACTTGCTCGAGCAACTTGTCGCGCTCGGCGATGAGTGGGCCGAGTTTGCTCAGCGTGGTCGACTCGAAAAAGGAGCCGGGAGGAGCGCTCTGGAGCCTCTTCTGGAGGCGGCCTATCTGGGTATCCAGCTTCCTGATCCGATCCTCGAGGTTCGGCGTCAGATTCCGGGCGACCAGAATGCCGAGACCTTTACCCATTTCGATAAATCCGCGCGCTGCTATCGCGGTCACGCCCGCCAGCTCCACGACCAGCTCGGTAATCCTGGCGAATGCCGACTTGGTTTCCGGATCGGAAAGTAACTTCGTGAGTTCTTCGACTTCCTTGGTCGCATCCCGCAGCCCGTCCTCTTCCAGCAAATCGCCGAACGCTATTTTTAAGGCTTCCAGCGCGCCGCCGAACGTGTCCCGCGCGGTCGTCGCGGCGCCGCCGTAGGCCTTGTCCAATTCGTCCAGCAGCAGCGTCTGTGCCTCCGCCGTCCGCCCGGTCTCGGCCAGCGTTCGGATCGTTTCCTCCAGGTCCTTGCTTAGTGTGATGCCGGCCCGGCTCAGGCGGGTCATGCCGCGCAGGGGATCGTTGATCGCCAGCGCAAGCGTCCTGGAAGCCCCCGCTGCGTCCTTGCCGGTGGCGGTGGCGTAATCGAGGATGGCCTTAAGCGTGCGCTCGAAAATGGGACCGGAGAGATTCCGGTAGGCGAGCAACTGCGCCTGGAGCTGCTGGATGTACTCGTCGCCGAAGGTGGTGGTCGCCTGTATCTGCGCGGCCATGCGCTTCAGCTGCTCGAAATTGAACCCGGCCGCCTCGCCCGTTGCGCGTAGCTGCGATTGCAGCAGCCGGTTGACTCGTTCCTGCTCGGTGGTCGCGCGGACCACGGCTCGAATTGCCGCGCCCACGCCGAGCGCGGCAATGGCGCCGCGCAAGGAGAACACGCCCGCCTTCACACGGTCGAAGCCGGCGCGCGCGCGACGGTTGAAACTCTGCAGCGTCGTGCCGGTGCGCGCCAGCTCTCTGCGCACACCCTTCATGTCGCCGCGGATGATGAGCCTTACGATTTCGCGCGTGCTCGCCATGTCAGTTCCCCCTTAGTTTGCGCACCCGCTCGGCAGCCTTCCTGCCGGCGTGCATGCCCGTATTCACGTCCTCGATCAGATCCGCCCGCGCTTGCTGCTCGCGGCGGCACGCCTGCGCAAAGAACATGAGCATCTGGCGCTTCGTATATTTCTGCATGTCCGTCCAGCGATGCCCGTGATCGATCAGTGCCGCACAGATGTCCCCCCAACCGACGAGGCCGGCTTTGGTGCCAGGGCGCGGGCGAGACTGAGGCGACGAAAAAAAAAGCTCCTGTTGACGCGCCAGAAAACCATCATCAGCGTGCGTCCGTCGGAATCGCTCAAGTCCTCCATCCACTGGCGATCGACGCCGGCGCAAAAGGCGATCATCCTGAGCAGCGTTTCGCGATGCTCGGACATGATCTCCATGATCGCCTGCACGAACCGATCCGCGGCCGCATCGCCCCTGGTCTTCTCCCGCAGGGCCTCGATGACGGGAGCGAGCGCCGACTCGAACTCGATGGATTCGAGCCAGGTGGGCTCGCGCATGGTGACATCCCGCCCGGCGATCGTGATGGAGACGTCGGGCGAGAGTGTCGCCAGTTGCTCGGCGGCTTCGCGCTTGTCGGTCATGGATCAGGATGCCTGGCTGAGATCCATGACGCGGCCGAACTGGCCCAGCGTAGTGTCGCCGTCCTTGGTCGAGTCGTAGAGCACCGATCCGCTGAGCGGCAGATTGCCGTGCGCCTCGTTGATGAGGGTCATGGTCTCGACCGGGTCGAACTGCACGCGGTAAAGATCCACCAGCACGGGCTTGTCCTGCTCCGCCGTGTTGATGCCGTTCAAGCGCACCCAGCGTTCCGGCGCCGGCTGCGCGAACATGGCAAGGTTGATGCCTCCGGCGTAGTCGTAATCGGCCTCGAGCGGCTGCGTGAAGCTCGCGATGTCGAGCATCTCCACGGTGCCATGCTCCGCCGAGTGGATCTTGTAGTGGGTATCCTCCACCAGCGTGGCGGGCACCTGGTCTTCGATCACCAGGACGGAGATGTTCTGCTGTGCCAGCGCCACGATGTCGCCGTCCACCAGGTCGTCCGGCAGCGTTTCGTCGGCCACCGTGCTGGCCGCGATGGTGACCGGCGTGCTGTAGAGCGCCAGCCCGAGGTTCGCCGCCGTGAAGTGATTGAGCACCAGGCTCAGGTTGCTGTTGTTGGCGGTGATTATTTCAGACGCGAGCAGCCGGCGTCCCGACTGGGATTCGCGCTGCTGGTCCTTGTCCACCGTCAGCGACAGGTCGAACGTGGGCGCATCGCCTGCGCGCCGGAATGCCTTGGCGTTGCCGGAGGCGTCCCGCTCGGCGATCAACACCTCGCCCTGGAAACTGAATGACTGCATGTCCATGACTTAACCCTCTGTTAAAATCGATTTGACGGCCGTCTCGGCCC